TTGAGCTTGCTGTTGTTGAGCTTGACCTTTGCTCTGAGCCAGAACCTGTGCTGCTGCTTGAGCCACGATCTTGGACAACTGAACTTCCACCTCTGGAGGTAAGTCTTCATTAGGCGGAGGCATGGGTACGCCAAGCTGCTCTTCAACTTTCTTCCGATAGGCAAACGCCAAATGCTCAGATACGTGAGCCATGATTTCAGCTTGCATCTTGGCCGCTTGTGGGCTTTGACCAATTTGAGCCATCAATAGCGGGTCTTGCATCATTGATGTATGTACAGCAATGTGAGCATCGTGGTCCTGAACCATAAACGCTTTGGTTGGTTTGCCAGTAAGGAAAGCCATGTTCTCGGATACTGGATCACGGGGCTTCATGTCGTCTTCGATTGGCACTAGCTTCTCGGCGTTCTTAATTCCAAGAACTTCCAACATCTGCCGGTGCAACTGAGGTAGGTCGTAAATCTGTGGTGCGCCTTGGGCTAACTGGATAGCAGCTTGATACTGCATAACCCGTTGAGCCATTGTGGAACTGTTGGGATCACTGACAGGGATGACCTCAACCATGTCGTAGTCGGACTGTTTAGCTTTCCGATCTGCCCCATTGGGGTCATATTCATACTCATCCGGGGCATTGTCCCGAATAATTGCTGCCAGAAGTTTAAACTCCTGTTTCATTGACGCATGAACCCGCGCTTGAACGGCGCTCATGGTTTTTAGCGTTCTTTCCAGCAGAGCAAGGGTAGTCCCAACAGGTGCATTAGCACTCATGTCGCTGATATTCATATCAGAGATGGAACCTAATCTACGGGCTTCGTCAGTAATCTGATTAAGAAGAGCCAACAGGGTCTGACTTGGCTCTTTATAAGGCAGAGCCATGATGTTGTCTCTTACCGTACCAGAGGCAACGTCAACATCTCGGAATTCGCCCGGAGCAATGGGGGTATCGTCACCCTTAATCCGCAATCCCTTGGTTTTTAGACCACCGGGCAGGTTAGATAGCGTACCTGCATCTACCAATTGGCGAATCAGAGAGGTTCCTGCCCTAGCGTAGCCACCAATAAGGTTAATCAGACCAAATCCATAGGGGCCAAAGCCGGGAATGTACGTGTATTGGACAAAATGCTGCCGACGAATGTACTTTTCGTCCTCTTCTTCCCAGTTTCTACGGATTGCAAGGACTTCGCTGGTCCCTCTTTCAATAGTAACTACATAAGGGAGAGCAATTCCATCTTCATCTTCGTAACCGGGCATGTCCCAATCAACGTGAATCTCTAATAGCTGATACCTATCGTCATCGGTAACGCTATAGCCTTGCTCTTCTGCCTTTTTCTTCTCAACGTCAGTCGAAATATGCACTGGTTCACCCAATTCCACATCCCTGTAGAACTTGGCAACCTGTAATTTGCGTACTTCGTTCTCCGTTTTACGCATTACATGGGTAACGCGCTCGGAAGTTTGGGCACTGGAAGCCCCGTAAGGAATAATAATTTCCTCTGCCGGGATAAAAATGGCTACTTGCCTTCCCAGACTGGGATCAAAGTACACCTTTTTAAACGCAGCACCAGATAGACCAAGGTTAAACAGCAGCCGCTCATGTTCCGGGCGGTACTCTGGCATCTTTTCCAGAATCTGGTAGTTCATATCCTCTTGGACACGAGCAGCAGCTTCTTCTTTTAGCTTATTAATAGCTCCGACGATCTGCGTTTTAACTGGTCCTTGAGCCGGGAAAGTCTCCGTAGCCATCTCCGCTTGGAAACGAATTGCAGCTTCAGTTAAAACTGTAGAGTAAACACCACAAGCTCCAGACCAAGGTTCAGTACGTTCGTCGTACTTCATTCCAAGGACTTCTAGACCTTTGACGTAAGCCTCTACCCATTCTTTTCGGGCAGAAATATCAGCGTCTATTAGTCCTAAGAGTTCTGACGACAGGCTTGTCAGGTCACTTTCGTCCATGAACTCAGCCAAGTTATCCCCGAATCCTTCACCAAGTTCAGCATCTGGTAACAAAGTTACCTCTACACTTCCATCGGACATAGTGACCATTTCTGGATCGACTACTTCAATCTCTAGTCCTTGGTCAAAGTCATCTGGAATGATGGAATCAAGACCAAGCGGAGCCGGGTTGAGGGATTTTTCAATAGCCATATAAATCCTAGTAGTAACTTGCTTTGCGACGGAAGGTGCGTTGTTCTTCGCGCTCATCTGAGTTTAGCCGAATAAACCCGCCTTGACGGAATCTCATAATCGCTTGGACTGAGGAGTCTGTTAAGTCATCGTGATCTGAATTGGGGAAAGCCGCGATTTGATCCCTAACCTCATCAGCCCACCGAGTCTCTGGTGTCCATACTTTCCCTGAACTAAATACATCCGAGATAGAGTTCAACCGGGCAATCTTATCGTTGGGGGCTGACTTTGTTCCCCTGCTCGGGGTGTATTCTACAACTGGTAACCCAGTGGCTCTCATCTCAAACACAAGGGGAGCGCCAGCCGCTTTGGCTTCAATAATACAAGTATCCGGTTCCCACTCCTTGTACATCTCAAAGGCTTTTGCTTTTAACTCAGGGAACTCCATTCGTTTCTGAAATGCATCCAAGAGAATAATATTTACATCGTTCTCATCGTCGTTCAGCTTAAATAATCCCCAAGTAGTACAAGCCGAGTAGTCACTTCTCTCCCCCTTTGTAAAGGCGGTGTCCCATGATTGGATAATGTAGAAACAAGGAGGAGGTTCGTCTTTCTCCCAGACCTTCCACCACTCCCGCTTAACAATAGCACCCTCTTCCGAGGTAGGATTTTGTTGGTACTGAGCATTCCACTTACTCGCGGGAAGCTCTTCTCTTAACGCTTCTAGTTCTTTAAGTGACCAGAATTCAGGCCATAAAGGATTCCCAGAAGGCATGATGGCAGGGAAATCAATAATCTCCCACTCTTCATCTTTGCCCCGAGACATGGCGTCTTTTAAGATTCGGCCTACTAAGTCTCTCTTCGACCATCGTGTCATGATCACAACAATAGACCCACCCGGCTGGAGACGCTGACGAGGGCCAGAGGTGTACCACTCATAAGTAGTATCAAATATCTCAGGACTACTAGAAGCAGCCTTAGCTTCTTGTTCAGAATGTGGATCGTCAATGATAAGTAAGTCCGCACCCTTACCCGTAACAGTACCTCCTACGCCGATAGCAAAGTAATCCCCATTCTTATTAGTAGACCACCTACCGGCGCTCTTACTATCTTGTCTCAGAGACACATCAGGGAACACCTTGGCGTATTGTTCCGAGTCAACGATGTTCCTAACCTTACGTCCAAACCCAACCGCAAGGTCAGCCGTGTTGGAAGTCTGAATAATTTTCTTGTCTGGAAACTTCCCCAAGAACCACGACGGAAGTAAAAACGACCCCATCTCACTCTTAGAGTGCCGGGGCGGCATACAAATAATCAGCCTCTTTAACTTACCCTCAGCTATGGCCTCAAACTTCTTAGCCATCACTACATGGTGCCTACCGTGAATAAACCCCGGCCACATCATTTTCACGTAAGCCATAAAAGACTTCTGAGCCTTCTCCCTATCTACAGCATCCCTATAGTCAGCCACCTGAGCCAGCAAAGACTCCTGCTCATGTAAAGGCAACTTAGCCAGCAAAGCGGATAGGTTCACTCTACGTTCCTAAAATTTATATAGCAGGGACGGACACTTCTGGCCCTTCCTTTTATTCTCTTCAGTACACCCAACTCCACTAACCTATCCACAATCACCTTAGTATTCCCCAATCCACTCTTACCCCTCATCTTAGCTATCTCCCTAAGAGAAGGAGCAAAGTAAAACTTCTTCCAATACTCATCTATACAAAGAAACACTTCCCTCTGAGCATTCGTCACAATTTTCTCCAGACTATCCTCATGGCTCAAATGCCCCTTATTGATGCTCATAGCACCATTCATAAGTATCGTCAACCGTTTTTTGGGTTTTATTTCCATTTGCTAAAAACACCTGCACTTATCTTCACTTAATTTTCGATCGATCCGAAACGTTTTGGATCGATGTTGTTTTTATGCTGAAAATTATTAGTAACCATACAGATTAGTCAGGAATTATTTTTAGAAATTTTTATACTATCCGGGGGTGTTTGGTTAGAAATGGAAGGGGTGTGTTCCAAAAAGCTATGGGGTGGGGATACTTTGAGTGGAAATTTGGAACACTTTGAGTGGAATACTATGTTCAAAGACTAGGTACGCCCGAACTGTCAGAGGCGTCTCCCCCCACGGGTGGGTCTGCCTCCTGCCCACTCTCGGGTTCACTCTCTGGCGCTTTCAACTCTGCAAGTAAGCTCTCCGCATCCCGGCTAGTCACATCGGTAATGTCGCCGGTCATTAGAGTTTGTAGCTGCGCCAAGATGGAAGCCTTAGCTGTTTCGCTACTGCTAATCGTTCGCACTTCTTTGCGCTCGGTGAATGCCGACACCTCTGTGATGGTGCCGATAGTGCGTAGCGCCTGGACGCGAACGCTATCCTTTGTGTCGGGGTTTAGAGCCACTTCAACCAAACCAGAAATGACTAATTCACGTAAAGCTGCCGGGGTTCTATGTTTCGCAGCTTCAATAGCTAACTCATAAGCTTTTATCTCGCGGGATATGCGCGGGTCGTTCGCAAGCTCATAAGGCGCACCGGCTAGGGTTCGTTTGGTTGCGTTTGGTTTGTATGCTTTACGGTAGGCGCTGGCCTTGGTCTGGCCTTGGGCTACTTGCAGTGCAAAGGCTTTTTGTTTACCAGTCAGACCGTCGGAAACGCTTTTACCTAAGATAGTAGACAAGGGGATATCCTTTAGTCCCTCTGTGAGTGCCTTACGTGATAGCTTGACCATCTTGTGCTGTTCCGCTGCGCTCTTATGCCGCCCGACCTGGGCCGCTTTGCCGCGAGTCTACCAGAACAAATAGGGAAAACCTATCAACCCACGTTACCCGATTAAATCAATTGTGGATTTATTAGGGTTTGTCCCTAGTGATTGGGCTATGCTGGCTGATAAGATACTTACCAATGTCACTGATTGTCAGCGACAGATTAAAGGTAAAAAATGAACACGAACGACATCAAAGAATCAAAGAAGGCAGGTAATAGTGATTGGGAAATTTTGACCCAGGTTATCGCAGCTGGTTACGAATACCCTGATGCAGTCTATAAGGTTTCGGCGGCTTTGCGTATGGATAGGCAAACACGCGAAACCATGGAGAGAGACTACGACGAAGTATGCTGATTCCATCCTGTAGCGTCCGTCTTGGGCGCTATGGGATGCAATCCGCATCACTACAAAGGTAAACCATGCACACATACGATATTGAAGTTACCGATACATTCGGCGGTGAAGCCAATTATTCATGGGTACGCCGTTACACCTACAAAGCCAAGTCAATGCTTGGCGCCATACAACAATTGGCGCGTAAACATGGGGCCGGATGGTCGAAGGATTACGACACGGGCGATATGGCCCGATACAACCTGACCGGCGCTGCAATCTGTGCGTTCGTGACTTACAAGGATGAAGCATGAAGCTCTATCCATCTTATGAAACTCTGCCAGCTAACCCGGTTTATCTGGGTTCTGACGATATGCCGGGCTTATTGGATGAGCATACAGCCAACATGATTGACGATGAATCATGGGGGAAGCCCTTGGCCTATATCGTTGACGGAAACGGGTTGCGTTCGTTTTTTACATGGGGCAAATGATGCGACGCTTTTTACTTGACCTTTTATATGCTGCCATTGCCGCCGCTCTTATCGTGTCCCCTTTTATCATTTACTTTTACCGGATGAAACCATGACCAACGCACCAATGATCGCTTATCACGCTAAAAACGAGATCAGGGGCTGGAATGAAGTATGCCGCTACCCCGCTGATTGGGAGGGTTGGCACTCATTCGACCGAAACATGATTGCCGAACTACTTCAACACGGCCACGACACTGTTACCTGTGGCTGGAATATGTACCAACTTATTAGAGACAAAGCCACGCCATGAAAGAATCACAAATCGTTTTTGATTCTGGCCATTTTTGGGTCTGGAAAGGCCCGGAATCTTACACCGTGTACAAGACTGGCCCGGTGTACTCTACCCCAGATAGCAGCTATGCACCAACCCCGGACGGTCTATCCATTGCAATAGCTCGCGCCGAATACTTGACCAAAAAGGTTAAAAAATGATAGCTATAACCCGTTTCAATCGCTGGTTTAACCAGTCCGGGCACTGGATATATCCGACCCGCCTTGAAGCCGCCAGAATCTGGACTACTCGCGGCATCGAAGGGTTAGACGATGCTCCAGAATGGGCAACGCTTGACCAAATTATCAATGCTCCCAATTAAGGACGCCAAATGAACCACACCGAACACGCCTACATTGACGCCGGTTACCGCTACGAGCGCGGCCGCTTACAAGGCGAAGCCGTTCGCCGCATGATCGAATCCGAACGCATAGAAGACCGTGCCGAAGCTCGCCGCCTAATCGCACTTGGCCGGGATGAAGCCCGGTTACTAGGGTAAACACCTACAATATTTTTGTCCTGCCCGATGCTGGCTGATATAAACTCTAACTTTATAACTGGTAAACAATATGAACTCATCCGAACTCGCACAAACCGCATTGACTCGCGCCCGGTCTAGTCAGGCAACATCAAACCTGCCTTTTGTTTATGCTGGCTTTTTAGATATGGGTATCCCTGCCGATGACATTCAACCCCGTGTCAATGTCCTATCGTTTCACGCATGGCGCGGCCTGGGGCGTACTGTCCGCAGGGGTGAACATGGCGTAAAGCTGGTCACATGGATTGACGCCAAACAGGCCGACACTGGCGAATCTCGCAAGCTGGCGCGGTCCGTTACCGTGTTTCACATAAGCCAGACCGACCCGCTCAACTAATCGGGAAATCTTAAAGCCTCACGTGTGGGGCTTTGGGGTCAATCCGACCAACTAACCAAAGGATAAAAAATGATTCAGCAAATTAATTCTGGCGAATTTATGCAAGCGTTCCACCGCTTCGACCGGTACGCACAATTCGGTTATGAGGCACTGACCGCGCTTTATGAATACTTTGAGGAAGTCAATCCGGATATGGAGCTTGACGTTATCGCTATCTGCTGCGACTACAGCCACGATAGCGCTGAGGATATAGCCCGAGATTACAACATTGATCTGACCGACTGCGAGGATGACGAGGAAAGGGCTAAGAAGGTCCGAGACTGGCTGAACGATAACACTAGCATAGTAGGGGAAACATCTAGCGGGTTTGTGTACTGTTCAGCGTTCTGATTGACTGTTAGCCCTGCGAGTCAGGGTTAACGGGCAATTATGCCGAAACCAATGGAGTAAACGAATGAACATTAAACGAAAAAAAGCCGAGCGCATATCTTATCTTGATCCGTATGGGTGCGCCAGATATCCAAGGACATGGGATGCCATCATGAAACGTATCCCAAATGACATTTGGCAAGCACTGACGGCCAAACAGATAGCTGCACTAGCTGAAATTATGAGGGCGCCAGCATGAAGCCCGGTCAATTTATCCGCCTGTCCCTGTTCGGCCACTACGAACGAGTCCGAATTTTAGCTATCCACCGTGCCGGGACTGTTGACGTCCAGCGCCAAGATGGGCGATGTTTTCGTGTATCAGGTTTGGAGATGACACAATGATTCACCAAATGCTAGACACACTCGACGCCATGCCACATAGCACTGTGGAGTGGCTGGCTAACTATCACTACCACCGCCAAAAGCAATACACGCTTGCGGAGTGTAAGAGGTTCGCCCAGATAGCTACAGGCAAAATCACCGGACACGTTCAGATTTTTGTGGCTCCCCATTTTTATTGGGAGTTGATCGTTGACGATGTGCTTATGGACTATGGTCAGGCCGACAGCGAAACCGCCGCCATTGACGCAGCTACCCTAGCCGACAATAAGAGGTGCTGCCGTGAAACTGCCTGATATTACCCATGACGATCTAGACCTGTCATGGCAGTGTGTGGATGTTGCCTACAGAAACCAGCCCAGCCGATTTGTTTATTGTGCTGATGGCGACGGGATGATTGTTGTTAAGCCCAGCGCGAAAGGTTACAAACTGTTTGAGCAGGGCATATACACTCGGATTCTGAGCCGCGATTTAATCGACGCACTGCGACAGGCTGAACTGTTTATGCTGACAAGCGGCTATGAGTCCATGCACACAAGCCTGAAAATCTGGCGGGAAACTGCGTGATTTTCGTCGTCACAATCAAGCGGGGTTTGGTCTTTGATCTTATGATCGAAGCCGAATCTCGCTCCCAAGTTTTACAATGGATTTATGAAACCTGCCAGCGACACCCCGAAAAAACAGAAGTCCAAGCCATTAGGCAAGTTCCTGAT